CTGACAAAACAGTGGCATCAGGCTTTACCTTCACTTTGTAGTTCCCGTTTGCATCTGTAAAAACATCAGCACTTTTATTATCGACTAACAACGACGCTCCTGCTACCGGTTTGTTATTCGCATCAAAAACCTGCCCTGTAATATAATGTTTTTTGCCTGAGTTCTGAGCAAACGAACCTGTGGATAAAGACAAAATGAGAATCACTAAAAAGAATTTGTATGCTTTCATGGTGTGTGTTTTGTTTTGGATTTACGGTAAGATTATTTCATTATACACTGATGACAAAACTGTGCCTGCTGTGACCCTTCGCTTTAATTATACTGAAAGATGCTTCCGGCGTTCCGGTATATCTACTTAATCCTGCTTAATCCGGGTCTGGCATTTTATTTTACGCCTCCAAAGATAGAGACAATATTGCTTAATATGGGCAGTAAAATGAATTGTACAAGATAAAAAATATAACATACTAATATATAGGAAAGTAAAAACAAAGAACAAAAAACAAAATGTTCATTTACTTTAATTTTGCTTGAATTTTTTGGGGCTTTTTTGGCTCCTTTTTTTATGTCCTCTTAATTACACTTTAAAGATGGGTTAATAATAGCGCATAAGGGCTTATTTACGGCTATTTGAGTAATGTTTGAACGCTGATTAAACACTCATAATAGGACTTAGAAGCATATACTATGTTGAAAGATTTTCGCCGTTCTATTTTGCTTAAAAATGCCTTTGGGTAGCCAAATGGGTAGCCAAATGGGTAGCCAAAAATAAAATAAAACGAGCCAATAAAAATGCTTTTAAGCATGTTGTTTTAGCTAAAAACGCATATTTTCAAAGAATAAACACCCCTATAATTCCACAAATAGACAAACAAAAAATCAACCATAAGGTTGATTATCAGCAATATAATTATATTTTAATTCAAAAACAGGGCATTTCTTTGTGTATGTTTCTAATTATTCAAGTCTTATTACGCCAACTACAAGCGCAATATGGTAAATTTTATTTCTTTCAAGTTCGAACGGTTCATAGTTCGGGTTATCTGATACTATTAATAGCTTATCCGGGTCTTTACACTTCTTTATTCTCTTTACAAGTGCCCCCTGATCCGTATCAAGTACATATACCTTATTCCACTGAAAGAATGTATCTAATGATAGTTTCTTACAGGCTATAATATCCCCTGAATTGTATTTTGGTATCATGCTGCTTCCTTTTACACTAATCAGAAAATCGGCATCCTTAAACGTAGGAACGATATAGCGTTCGCACTCATGTTCCAAAACCTGTATGTCTCCATTGAATGCTCCGGCCATTGCCGAAACTGGTATCAAGGGGATTCCTTGTTTTGGCAATTGGTATTTAACCGTAGATGGCTCCATTTCTGATTGACACTCGTCAATTCTTTCAGGATATTCTGCTTTTACGGCTGCACTATCCCCTGCTATCAACCACTTCAATTCATATTTGGCAGAATATTCTGAATTTTGAAAGCGAAAAAAGAAGTCGTAAGAGGGCGCAGACTTGCAATTTAGGATGTCATAAACGGTTTGAGACCTTTTATATCCTAATTTTAATGCAAATTGATTTGGCTTTAACCCTTCATTATCAATAATTTGCTTTATTCTATCAGAAATTTCTGTATTTTTTTGTCCTTCTTCTTGCATTTTCAGAATATTCTGTACTATCTTTGTGTCAAATATCACGGACAAAAGTACAACACAAAATGAGAAAGTCAACACTATTTGAGGAAAAAGATAAAACAACGTATCAGCTTTTAGCGAAGCAATACGATGTAAGTGTCAGCTACATTGGTAAAATTGCCCGCGGCGAAAGGATGCCAAAATCTAAAAAGGGAAAAGAAATTCTTGCAGAAATACAAAAACTAATAAACGGTGGATATGAAAACACTTAACCTACTATTCACATTCTCCCTTTTGTTGGGAGGCATTGCTCTAATTGTAATTGCAATAATTACAAAAGCCTATTTTCATATAGGTACCGGTTCGGGGCTCTTGTTATTATCTGCCGCATGGCGCAAAGAGGCAAAACAAATTTAATCTAAAGAGAAGAAAGCCGGGTGATAGAATTGATGGATTGATGTTGATTAGCGTGATTATGTGTTTTTAATATCGCCCGGCAAATTGGAAAGTTACTCAAGTGGTTTTAAGAGGCCAGTTTGCTAAACTGGTAGGCCGTAAAGGCGCGAGGGTTCGAATCCCTCACTTTCCGCAATTAAGCAAGCTTTATGCAACTACATAACAACATATTGAGTGTTGAAGCCAATTGGCTGATTGAATCAGGTGTTATGACAGAAGTCACATACAAACATCTTCGTTCAAGGCGGCAAATTAATGTTGTGCGTCGCGGGTGCAAAAACACTCCGGCTTTGGTTGCATACGAAAGCATGCCGGAGCGTTTCAAGAGAGACATACGCGATATTGTTGGCGATGATCTGTATAAAGCTGTATTGAAAAACGAGATTGAAGAGAAGATTGAGGATAGTTTAGAGGCTACCGAGTTCTTTGAAACATACCAGTTGTCGGACGGACGATACTTACCGAAGGAAACGCGCAGGGAGTATTACGCTAATACTATTGTCCTTGATGCTATTCACCGACTGATTACAGAAACCCGCTCATCACGCTCATCTTTAGGGCGTAAAACTGTACGTAACTGGGAGAAGATTTCAGAGCACGTTCAAGACATTGACCGTTCAAAATACCCACATGCATTACCGGCCAATCCCCGTCGATTGGAAGAGCGGTATAAGAAGTATCAATCAGAAGGTTATTTAAGTCTTGTACATAAGAACTTTAAGAACAAGAATGCTATCAAGGTAGAAGAGGGTGCAAATGAAAACATGATGTTGATGTTGATTAGCGATCCTCGTAATCTTGACAATGAACAAGCCGCCAAACTATATAATATGATGGCCAAAAATATGGGATGGCAAAAAATAGGTCGCAGTACCGTAGCAGTATGGCGTGATAAGTATGATAGCGTGATAGCGGCCCGTCGCCACGGTTCTACGGCTTTTCGCAACACTAAAACGATGCAAGTTAAACGTTCCGCCCCCTCTTTTCCTTTGCTTTATTGGACAATGGACGGTTGGGATGTGGAACTCATGTATCAAAAGACTGAAAACGGTCGTACTACTTACCATCACCGCCCGACGGTTGTGGTGGTTTTGGATGCTTGTTTGAAATACCCGGTAGGTTATGCGATTGGAACGCACGAAACCCCTGAGCTTATTCAGGAAGCGTTGAGAAATGCCGCAAAGCATACCGAAAGCCTGTTTGGGCAGATGTACCGCACTAATCAGCTACAAAGTGACCATTATGCAATAAAGAAAATGACCCCCACATACGAAGGAATGGCCGAAATGGTAACTCCGGCGAAGGTTAAGAACGCAAAAGCAAAGATTATAGAGCCGTATTTCCGCTATATCAATAAAAAACACTGCCAATTGCAGAAAAACTGGTCGGGTTTTGGGGTAACATCGAAGAAAGGTAACCAACCAAATGTAGAGTTTTTGAACAAATACCGCCATGATTTTCCCGATTTTGAGGGTGTTTGTAAACAGGTTATTGAACTTATTGAAAGCGAAAGAGCTGAAAAACGGGCTCAATATATTGAACTTTTCGGCCAATTGCCACAAGAAAACCGTCTGCCATTGGGATACGAACAATATTTATTGCTATTCGGAGCAATAACAGGGCATAAGAACCTGCTAACCGGAAGCGGCTTAAAGGTCGCAATTGGAGGCATCAAACACGATTATGATTGTTTCGACTTGAATTTTAGAAAATATGCTTCCACACGTTGGGAAGTGCGTTTTGACCCGGACGACACCACAAAAGTACTGGCAGTAAACGAAGACGAAAGCCTTCGGTTCTTACTCGAAGAAAAGTACGTGCAACCGATGGCCTTGAAAGAACGCAAAGAGGGCGATTGGGAACAACTGCAACGAGTGAAAGCCTTCAACGAACACTACGAGGAACATGTAGGCCAACGCCTGATGGAAGCGCACGAAGGTGTGCAGAATCTTATAGGCGGAAATCCCCAACTGGAAGCGCAAACGCTCGCGAAACTGCTACTCGTTGATAGCAATGGACAACATAAAGACCGCCGTAATGATGGACGAAACATAAAAGCAAAAGCCATACCTACCACATTTGAAGAAATGGGAGGTTCGGACGACTCAGATGACTTATACGATCAATATTAATTATAAAACATACGAAATCATGGATTCAATCAAAAAACAAAACATTACTAATACGCTTCGCACTTATTGCGATCGCTTTGAAAGTCAGAATAAGGCAGCTAATTCACTAACAGGAGTTAGCTCCGCAACCATCAGTCAGATGTTGAATGGGAAATGGGAACTCATTAAAGATGATATGTGGCGTAATGTTTCCGCTCAGATCGGTTATAAGGATGAAAAATGGGAACCTGTAATGACCGGAGATTTCAGACGTATAAACGCTTTACTCGAAGATGTAAAAGAAAATAGCCTTGTGATGGGTATAACAGGAGCAGCCGGAAGTGGAAAGACATTTGCTTTGAAATGCTATGCCGAAAGTCACAAACAGGTATATCTTCTTTGCTGCAATGAGTACTGGAACCGGAAATTATTCCTTACCGAATTGCTCACTGCAATGGGTAAAGATTACAGCGGTTTCACAGTTGGTGAAATGATGTCCGAAGCCGTTCGTGCTTTGAAGATGCAGGAAAGTCCGCTTGTGGTACTGGACGAAGCGGACAAACTAACAGATCAGGTGCTTTACTTCTTTATTACTCTGTACAACCAGTTGGAAGACGAATGTGGCATTATCCTTTGCGCTACAAACCATCTTGAGAAACGGCTAAAACGAGGCATTAAGCTGAATAAAAAAGGCTACAACGAAATATGGAGCCGCCTCGGTCGGAAATGCATTGAACTGAAAGGTGTATGTGCGCAGGACATTTCGGAAATATGCATTGCTAATGGAATCGAATCGAACAAAGATATCGAATCGATCATATCAGATAGCGAAAGCGATCTAAGGCGAGTTAAACGACGTGTTCATGCGACCAAAAAGAGAGGTGGAAAAAACGGTTCAACCGCCAATTAAACATTGATTAAATGGCGGTAAAACGTGGGTTAACGCTTCAGAATATTTCTGACGCAAAGATATTACGATTCGATTTTAAGAACGAGTGGTTTGAAGCCTTTGGAAAGCCACAGCGGACAAATGTTTGGTTTGTTTACGGAAATACTGGGCACGGAAAAACAAGTTTCATACTTCAACTTATGAAGTGCCTGGCTTCATTCTCCAAGTTCTTATTTGTATCGTACGAAGAGGGGGAAATAAGCGCCGCGCTACAGGACGGAATAAAACGCCTTGGAATGCTTGAAGTAAACAAAAAGGTGCTTGTAGTAACCGATACTATTGAAGAGCTCGAAATAAGACTTAACAAGAAAAAGAGTCACGACATCATCTTAATTGATAGCCTCGAATATACCGACTTCCGAACCATTCGACAAATACGATCTTTTGTACTGAAATATCCCAAAAAGCTATTCATTTTCATTGGTCAGGCCGATGGGAATAAGCCGATGGGAAAACTCGGACACGATGTATTACACTATGCCAACCAAAAGATATGGGTTGAAGGTTTCCGCGCAATATGCAAAGGTCGTTCTTTTGGTACTAAAGGTTATTACACAATTTGGGAAGAGCGGGCACGTGAGTACTGGCGATTTGAAGAAACCGGCACTAAAAAGACATAAGGCTATGGCAACAACTTTTATGGACAAACAGAAAAACCAACTCATCAAGAAGTTTCACACACTGCTTGGAAAGGTCAATTTAGACAACTACGCCAAAGAGGGAATTCTCGCAGGTTATAAAGTGGAGCATACAAATGAGCTAACGGTAAAACAGCTATTAGATGCTTGCTCAATGCTTGACAAGATGGCAAACCCACAAGCAGCAGAATTAGACAAAGGCCGAAAACGGTTAATGGGTGCAATTGGAGGATATTTCAATGCAATGGGAATTACAAGTAACTCGGCAATTATTAAATCAACAGCCTGTAGGGCCGCAAAACGCGAACGATTTAATGATATCCCGATAGAGCAACTTAGAAGCCTTTACTCGGCATTTAGTAAGAAGCAAAAAGACCTTGCAACTGTTGAGGCGATGACAGTGGATATGATTGATATTTTGACCCGGCAAAATTAATACTATGGCTAAAAGTAACGAGAACCTGAAAAGGAAGATAAAAGCGGTAAATGAAATTTTCGATGAATACAGCAAGAAGGGTTACACCAACGCATGGATTTTTCGCAACCATATCGCCAATACTTTCTTTATCAGCGAACGAACTTTTAACCGATACATAAATGAAAGCGCAGAATTAATAAATAATTAACAATTAAGAAAGTATGGACATTACAAATTTAACCAACGAAGAAAAGGCTGCACTTAAAGCGCAGTTGGACGCAGAAGAAAAAGAACGCATCGAGAAAAGAAATGCCGACAGGTTGGCACTACTGGATATGGAAGATGCGGCAGTGATTGAAATGATGCAAGAGGTTGAAACGTTATCGGATGCTATTGTGCTTTTTAAACAGAAGAGCATTAAAAAGCTTGAGCCGTTAATGAAGATGAAGACTGAACTTGGAAAAGCTGCGGATAAACAACGCTCTTTTTCCTTTAAGTCGAAAGATGGAAGTGCGAAGATTGTGATTGATTACAACGAAACATTCAAGTATGATGATGGTATTCATGCTGGAGTAGAGTATGCAAAGCAATGGTTGCAGGAAAATGCCGAAGAGAGCAATAAAATGAAAATGATGACTACCATTATTGAGGATTTGCTTGGTAAATCCCGTGGAGGTACCTACTCGGCTGAGAATCTTTGGGTGTTTGTAAATGCAGCGGAAGATTATGATGTTCCGTTGTTGAAAGCGGCTGCCGAAGCTGTAAAGAAGTCTTTGTATAAAGAGATGACTACTGTTTCTGTAAGAGTATTCAAAAAGGATGAATTCGGACAAATGAAACAATTGCCTTTATCGGCAACAAAAGCATAGGCAATGACAAAGTTTAAGGGCATTAGTTTTAGAATTACAACTCTTGGAGGGTATCCGGCTAAGATTATTGTTTTGGTCAATAGCAACGGCGTTATGTTTATTTACCAACGATTTCTTATTCCAATTGAAGAGTATAATGAATTTGCTGATAATGGATGGGTACACTTACGGACATCCAGAAATAAATGTCTTGTGCAACGTGAATTGGGTTTTAGAGATTCCATTTTTACGGCTGTGTTGACAGCATGGGCAGGGTTGATGGATGAATGGCATGATGATGGACAATTAAATATACCTGAGGATGAAAACGCAACGCAACAAACAACAAAATTTACAACTTGGCTTACATAAACCAAGGGCTTCACGTGGACGATTTGCTACAGAACGAGAAGCTGCTCTGTATGAACGGGAGCGGCGGATGGGACTACTTGAAATGAAAATAGCTTCCCTTGAGGCTGACCTATTAATCGAAAGACGAAAAAACAATCAGTTGGTAAAAACCAACACAACATTACAACAACTTAATAAAATCAACACACAATGAAACAACTACAAATTGACGAACGCAAAGTACGTGCATTGTACGCAACGGCATCACCGGAATTCCGGCAAACACTCGAAGATTCTTTTGGTAAAGATTTTTTTTCAAAAGAC